GTGGCATACCCATATTCATAAATTTTTTAGCAATAGCATCTTCTGTGTCATTGCCTACTTGGCCATCGCCATCAATATCTTCCATTTTGCCCTCATTGAAATATGTTCTTGAAATTTCAATGTATTTTTCGTTTAGCTTATGTTTTAGCTTAGAATAAAGCAATTCGCGGACAGAGTTTCTAGCTCCTACCGCATTTTCTTCAAGAATTTGTTTAAATACTTTCTTTGATGACATGTGTTATTTCCTTAGTTTTTTGCTGAAATCTAAAATTTGTTTGTAATTCGTGCTATTTTCAAAAAGCGAAGAAGTCATTTTGACACGATTATGTTCATTTAGATTATCAAACAAAACTGCCAATCTTTGCCCTTCTTTGCTATTAATACTTATATTTTCGCCGTTGTTTAATTTAATGTCTATAGGGTATTTTGACTGTAAAGATTCCTTTATTACGGAAACAAATCTTTCTAAAGCATTATTTGTTGCCTTTGGAGTGCATTTTTGAAGCATTTTATTCTGTTCAAAAAGCATTTTTTCGTTTATCATTTGGCTTACCCTGAAAGAAAGCTCATTTTTGATGTTAAAATACAATTTATTTTTGTCTAATGACTCAAAAACAATCTTTTTTAGTCTATGTTTCATTGTTGCTCCTGTTGGGCTTGTTGCTGTTGAGCTGCAGCAGCTTGTTGCATCTTAAGAATATCAAACTGCATCTGAGTATTTATCAGTTCAATTTCTTCATCGGTTTGCTTCAAGATATTTTTACGGATATAATCGGTAGAGAAATATTTACCAATATATTGCTCTGCATTAGCAGCCAGATCAAGTCTACTAGCAAGAACTTCTGCGTCTTTGATATCGTTGAAATAAGAATCTGTGTTGAATTGGAATTCTATATCAGAATACATGTCATCCCAATCATCGACTGTGATGATACCCTTAAGAACAAGTTGAACCTTCAATAGATTCAAGAATAGCACAGAGAAACGTAGACGAACTCTTTCAATGAATTTGAAGAACTTTACTTCATCTCTTGTAATTTCAGCTGATCTTCCTAGATTAAATTGGCTATCTCCAGCCAGTCTTGACGCAGGAATATTCAATGACTGATATAATTTGCGCTTGAAATACTCAACATCTGTTAACTCGCCTAGATTTTGACCGCCATCAAGTGTAGAGATTTCAGTACCTCTACCACCTTCTCTTCTTGGCATCCAGTAGTCCTCAAGCATGGCCATGTGATTACGGTCATCTTTGATTTCACCAGTAGTTTGATTATAAATCATTCTATTTCTATAACGATTCATAAGTTCACGAACATATTGTTCAGCTTTTTGCTTTGGTAGATTACCAACATCCACATAGAATATGCGTCGTTCTGGTGCGCGAGAAATTCTATACACAACTATTGCATCTTCAAGTTGACGCAACATGTTCATTGTACGAATAGCTTTTTGTAGATATCCTATTACTCGTTTGGTATTCATATCCACAAGACCGGAATGTGCATAGCAAATCGAGTCTGTTGACAAACGCAAACCAGTAGGACCTGTAGAGATCAGAGAATCTTTATTGGTATCTGTATAGAGATAATATTCCTCTACTTCTTGGATTAGAGGAACAACAGCAGAACCTATTCTTTTTTGGCTCTTCTTAAGATTCTTGATTTTTTTAATCTTGATTGGATCAAGCGGAATCAATTTCTTAATTCCTAGTTGAGGATTTTCAGTATCTATTTCGACATAGTAAAACAGTTTTCCGTCGATATACCATCTACGAAAAATTTCATAGCACTTACCTTTAAAATCTAAAATCTTTAAGATGTTATCAAACTCTCTATGAATCTTAGTTTTAATGGTATCTGAAAGATTGAGTTTATCTAATTGTAATTTTATTGGTTTTTTATCATTTCCAAGTACAATTGTTTCATTTACAATTTCATCGATTGCTGTATCTACCTCTGGATAGAGGGACATATTTCTATACTGAGTAATGAAAGCGGAATCATCTCTCGCATTTCCAGTAAAATCGATATATGTCCCATAAACACCACCAGTTTCTACTAGATAACTTCCATCATAATCTTCTGGTGGCAATGGAGAGGCAATCGACTGATCGCTGACCGCTTGTTTATTCTTATTCTTACCGAAACTAAAACCTAAAATATCAGATAATGCCATAATATATCCTGTCAAGTAATGTTTATAGTGCCATCTCTCGTAAATACATCGACAACGCTGTCGTATGCTATTACCATACTAAATTGACATACAGTATTTCTCTGGTTCATGTCAAGTTCTATTGGTCCTACAATGTAAGGAAAACAACCTTCAAGCGTTACGCTCTTAATGGTATCTCCGTTAAGGCCAAGTTGCTTAACGATCCATCCGTTTTGTTTATAAGAATCATAGTTTGTACCAGACGTTCTCAAATTTGTATCATGATCATTGATGCTATGACTCCACTTATGGAATGCCTCCCATACAGTATCTGTGCCTGTATCATCAAGAATGGTTACATTCCAGAAAGGAAATAGTCTATCTCCTGGATTCTTGAGAGTTCTTCCTCTGTAGTTATATCTAAGTGTTGTTAAGTTTGCTGGCGGTAAATTTAAGGCTAAGACATGAATATGAAAGCCACCAGTATTATCGTTACCCCATCCATTATTAGAGTTTGGGATTTGACCGGAGATTGAAAATCTATTTCCTCTTGGAAATGATGCAAATGCATCTCTAAAAGTTGAAATTTTGCTATCGCAGCTCATGAGTATTTTGTTATCCTATATTGATCGTAATTCATCGTTACAGTAAAAACAACAGGATTAACATTTGAAGCATTGAAATTCAAAGCACCAACAGAGGCAGGCCAACAACCAAGTAGCTCCAGTTCACGAAGTGTTCCGTTATTTGTGGTATTTAACTGTCTAACTTTCCAATTTGTTTTTGTGCGAGTAAAATTTAAATTGTTTGAATCAGTAACATTTCCAAGAATTTTATTGATTCTATTGGACCAGCTAGTAAAAGCTTTCCATAGAGAATTAGTTCCTGTGTCATCATAAACAACTATATTCCATGCTTCATATTCTCTATCGCCAGCCAAGTTTAGAACTCTTCCTCTATATGGAATTTGAATAATTCCAACATCGGATTGAGGCATGCTGGCAGACACTATATGAAAGCATGTTTCGGGGTTTTCAGTAATTATGCTTGGCCAATTACCTTCAACCTCAAAGCGGTTCTGTCGTGTACCACCGTTGAATTTTTGTTTAAAATAACTTAGTGAATTTGCGTTACTCATCTTTTTCTACCCTATTATCTATGTATTTTAAGGTATTATAATTATTGATTGTTCCACAAAATCATTTGTTGGATTGGTCGTGTAGGCGATATCTACCCTTAATCTTCTATTTATTCTATCTTCAAAGGTATTATTTGTTTCATCTGACACCACATTGAAGTTATTTATTGCTCCACTTGAGAGTAAATTGTTCATAAAAGTCAAAATTTCAGATATCAATAACAATCTAGTTGTATCATTATTTAATTCAAAAACATAATTTTCGGATATTGTTGATATTTTATTTTTGATATATTTGGTTATGTTAACAAAAAATACACTTTTTTCGCTAAGAGCTAGTGTGAAAGGAGCAGAATTATCTGTTTGTGATTCGCACGTTAGATCACTTAAAAAATAACACCCAAATATACCGTCAAAACTATAAAAAGTGACATAATTTATTTTATTGTTTATAAGTCCAATTATCGTATTGCGATATTCAGCTACGGAATTACTGTTTGAAAACGGAAGAACATATTCTCCATCTTCCTGAACTATATTTAAAAGAGGACCTAATTGAAAATTAGAAGTACTACTCCAAGGAGTTCCTGCCAATTTTAATCTTGAAAATTGACCAGCCAAATCATATATCATTGGAATTGGAGATTTAGTCCATAGTTCATTTACAGTTTCTGGATCATTATCAGGATTTATGCATCTATTTCGTATCTTAACACCCAACAACTCAATAAAATTTTGATCAATTAATTTTCCATTTGATACTGGATAATTTTGATAATCTGTTAATCCGTATACTGATGATGGAAAAGTATCATATGAGAATATTCCTAAAGTTGGAAATTCCTCTGTAAATGACTCATTAGGTGCAATATCATCTTCAAAATTAGGATAAATTTCTCCAATTTGATCATTATAAACAAATGGAGTTCCGGCTGTACTTCCAGTACTAGTTGTATCATTTATCGCAGAAATAAAATATTCAAGTAAATCTTTTTCAAACTCTGTATTTTGAATTATAAATGGAGTTTCTTGAATTCCAGTAAATCCAGTAGCAGTAAGACCGTCAAATACATTATTTACGATACATTCTGCACCTGTAGAATTTATGACGCTTTGAATATTTTTGGTCGTATATGCGCCTGAAAGCGTTAAGCCTAATGTATTCATGACATAAACAGATGCTCCATATTCAAGCATCGTCATTATACCGTGCAACTCTACATCTGTTTTTTTAATATCCTCCGTGTCTGGACCAGATTGAAATGTTATTGCAGTATATCCAAATAAAGTATCAACAAAATCTGTTAGTGATTCAACATATGTTAGTTCATCTTGATTTAATTGACTAACAGTAATTCCAGATAAAACACTTTGAGTCAATGGAGTAACAAAAGCAAGTATTTTAAAACCGCTTGGTGTTGCTACTTGACCGTAATTAACTATATTCATGATAGCAGAGAAATGCTAAATGTGAGTGTAATACTCTTTACTGGTAGATTTGGTACTATTGTTAGATCTACTTTTAGTTGTCTCTGATTAATTACTGATTGTGGGTTGTTTGTTTCATCGCAGATTAAAACGTAACTAACCAATGCTCCATTGGAAACCATTGGATCTAAAAGATTTTGAATTTTTGATTTAATTGCTGATCTTGTAGTTGCATCATTGAATTCAAATACATAATCATCCAAAATAGAAGTGGTTTCTCTATTGATATAGACAAACGCTTTGGCAAATCCATATGAGCTTTTTGCGCTTGTGCTATCTCTAAATCCAGTTTCATCTCCCCACAAGTAATATTTGCCTTTTGACTGAAGATAATTATAAAAGTTAATACCTCTAGATGCTAAAGTGGTGGAGGAGGTGAAAGATAGTTTTGGAGTTACATTTGTATAATTTAAAAGTTCTCCTCTATAAACACCAGCAGATGTTAGATATGGTTTTGATTGAGAAGAAGCTCTTGCGTTTGCTCCTGCTGCATCCGAAGTAAGAAATAATGTAATTCCTGTAGTCGTTGAAGAAGAACCAGTATAAAATCTTGGTCTTTCTTTATAACCTATGACAGTAGATGCGAGATACGATATCGCGGTTGTTCCAGTAGTTCCTAATTGAGGAGCTACTTGAGAAATGATATTAGCTTGATCGGGATTTGCATAATTTCCGCTAACATCTCTATCTGAACCAATTATAGCAATACAATTTAATCTAGCTTTTGCTACGCTTAAAACTTCATTGTATCTAGATGCATCTTCCGAAATTACTTCAGAAATTTTTGCAGATGATAAAGCCAATCCGCCAGTTGTGCCCGAAAGTACAATTTTACCACCGTATTCCATACAATTAAAAATTGAATGAATTTCTTTGTCAGTTAAACTATTAGTGGTTATATTCGTATATGTAGTTCTTGAAGATAATGTAGAAATAGATTCAGAAATTGTTTCAAGATTTGTAAATACATCTGCAGTTGCGCCCAGCAAATTATATGTTGTAGTTGAACATAAAAATCCTGTATAATGATCTGTAGGAGATACAGGAGATATATTAAATGTATTTGATTGAGTAGTAGTTGTAATCGGCATATATTATTTATTATATTTGATTAAGAACAAAATTTAGTACTATAGATTCAATCGAATTATTTGGAACGATAACTAAATCTACAACCAATCGTTTCTGTGCAACAACAGCTGGTGTATTATTTGTTTCATTGCATGTTAAAGTATAGGATGATAAACCACCAATAGATTGTAGTTTGTCCAATACTGTTGTTGCTCTTGAAACAAATTGCGCTCTTGTACCAGCATTATTTTGCTCAAATTGGAAATCTTCAAAGATTTTTTTGAATTCTCTCTTAATAGTGCTGGTATTTTTTGCTACAGAAGCAGATTTTCTATATGCATCATTTCCTGTAGTTATACCAGTAGCATCACCCCAAATTGCAGCTCTATTTGTTCCGCTTGGAATGTAAATTGGGTTTATTCCGCGTGAATAATAACCTGCAAGATCACGATCAACGATGGTTGGGGTAATCGAAGAATATGTCTTAATGCTACCTCTAGCTGATCCCGAGCTTGACAAGTGATACTTGTTCTCGACATAAGAACGAGCGTAAGAGCCTGCTACATCAGATGAGAGATATAGACGAACAGTGTCAGTTCCAGAACCATAGAATCTGGTTCTATTCTTGTATCCAAGCACAGAGAATACATACTCTCCCTTATTGACGGATGTTGATGTCATAAAGGTCAATCCATCAACGAGACCAGCAGAATTTAGATTCGTATATGCTGGTGCTGTGAACGAAGAAGCATCTTCTTCAAGTGATGTGCCGACAATAACAATTGCATGGTTCTTTTCTGAACCGATACGCATGAGTTCACCATATCTCTTATTGTCTTCACAGAAGAGAACATCGTATTCATAATTGCTTCCAAGTAGACCATCAATCGTTGGGCTTATTATTGCATTTCCACCATAATCCATATAATTCAATAAGGAATGAATTTCAAAGTCTGTAGTAGTATTTGATAATAATGAACCAGCATCTAATGCTGCTCTTGCATTTGCATAAGCATTACTACTATCTCTAATAATACTAAACGAAGAAGTGCTATTATTTGTTATGATATTATATGCTGTTACACCACATAAGAATCCAGCATAGAAATCGTTTTCTACATTAGTAAATGCGACCCCAGTAACAACGGATTCTGACACACTAATAGATCCACCTGCTGACCCACCACCGCCACCACCGCCACCCGGTGCTGTAGCTGTAGTAAAAGTCGCCTCTCTTATATAATTATTAGAAGGATTATTTCGATCAGAATCAGATATATTTATAAATGACTTGAATAATGGGGACACTCTAACTGTTAAAGAATCACTGGCTGGCCATCCAGATGATGGTGGAGTTATTGTGATTCCTCCCAATACAGCTCCAGAACCAACAAATACTTGATTTATTCTTAATGGTGTAGCTGTATAATAAGCAGCAAAATTAGTTATTCCTATCGTAGAATACCCAGGAATTCTATATTCATTAGTGTTTGTAGTTGAATATAGAATATCTTTACCAAAAACTTCTGAACTACCACTAAAAACTTGCAGTCTTAAACCATCAAAAATTAATGCAGGAGGAAGGTCATTTACAATAATTGTTGCTGTTAATGAATCTTGCAGGCCCACTGAAGTGGTTGATGATAATGTTAGACCTGTAATTCTATAATCATAGAAAATGTAATTTATATAACCTCTATTAGAACCATTGAAAGTAAATACCGTTGATGGATAAAAAGTACTTCCGCTTGAATATCTTAAAAATGATCCTGGATTCGCAAGATACCATTCACCGCCATTAAATTCTGGTTGAGGATTATCACCATTATCAAACATTAATGTATAACCAGCATCATAACTTTGATAATAAGATGCCTCAGATTGTGCCAATAATTCTGCTTCTGTTTGTACAGGACCATTAAAATAATTCATTAGTTGGGTTAATGAACTATTTCCTTCGATATCGGTAACTGGCCATTGAATAAATCTACCATTAGAGGCAGTATAACCAACAACTGGTATATAATTTCTTAGCGGAATAGTTATATCAGTACCAGATATTGCTAATAAGGTAGATTCACGCTCTAAAGCAGCTGCTCTAAAAGAGCGTAAATTACGATTCGCAACAGTGATACTATTATTAACTACTTGTTCAGGTCCAATAGAATCTATTATGAAACTAAAATAAAATGGAGTATAATCACCAGAAGTATTAATATTATCAACATTTGCGGCCATGTAATATCTGCTGTAAATATTATTTCTTCCGACTATTCCGGCTTCAATATTAGTCAATCCATGGTTTACAGTAATTCTCATCAAATCTACTGCTGGAGCAATATTTCTCCCAGAAGTTTCAATTATGGTCAAACCAGAAATATCTCCAAGTGTATGAACAGGTGAATATGTTCTAAATGGTGTTGTAACTGGAGTAGAACCAAATTCGTAACTTACACCATCAGCTCGTATAAATGAAATTCTTGCAGTTCCCGTAGTTCCAACTGCATTTAAATCTGGAATAGTAATAGTTTCAACATTTGATGGATCATATGTTTTTCTAATAAATCCAAGTTCAGTAGTATTTCTTGGGAAAAAAGTTCTATTATCAGCAATAGTTATACCTAAAGCAAAATTACCAGATCCATTGTATAAATTTAATTTTTCAATATATCCTAATGGTCTGTTAGAATAGTGAACTTCAATAGAAGAACCCGCAATTAATGTAACTCCATTATTATCACCTTGAATGGGGATATATACGTCTGTTCCTGTTAATGCATAAAAATCAGAAGGAGATCCGGTATTAATTGGTAAAGTGAACGATACACCATTTGCGGGATTTCCATAAATTACTTTTAATTGGCTTTGTGTAGACCCTTGTCCAAATGTAAATCCAGTAAAACCCCAAGGATTGGCATGATTGTTAAAATCTACTCTATAATATGCTCTATTAATATGATTTAAATTTCTTTTACCTGATAAATTATTAGCTTCATTTATTAGTCGTGTAAATCTTGCATTATTACTAACATTTGAACTAACTGTATAAAAATGAGAAAAATTACTATTATTAAAATTTACATTATAAGGATTATAAATTTTTTCATAAAATGTAATACCATCTAATAATACGGTTAAAGTATTACCAGAAGTCAAACCAATCGGAATAAACCCAAATAACGGAGAAACAAATGATGTTGGGTTATTAGCATAACCACCACCATAATTGGTAGTGCCTCTACCATTTATTCCATAATCCATTTTATGAAATGTATTTCCAAGTAAATTATTTGTGATTCCAAATGGGGATGTTGCTAAATTAAAAGTGATTGGATCAAAAACAGAAAAGGTAGTATCTGCATAATCAACATATGAAAAAGCATTTGAAAGATTAGATACTCTAGAAGAAGTTGGTGTTGTAAAAAAGGTTGTTCCTGGAGAAAAACTATAAATAGCAGTAAGACCAGGAGTTATATTACTTGTAATATTAATATTGGTAGTAGGTAAATTAAGATTTGCTGCTAAAAAGGATTCAGTAGGTGAAAACGCTTCAAGTCCAAAAAACGAATTTGGAATAGCCATTAAGTAATAATTTCCTGCTGGAATATGTCTCGGTATTACAAATTCAGTGTAGGAAGTATTAAAATATGTTGTTCCCGACGTATCAACAATTCTTCTAAGCGTATTGAATTTTGAATCAGAACCAGAAATATTAGGATCTAAATAATCCGCATTTATTTCATTTATTTGAGTAGAAGTTAAGTTTAAAGAATTTAAAGTTATTGCATTAGTACAACCGAGTAATGATACTATACCAAAAAAAGTTGCACCTGTACCAATACCAACATAAAATCTTTGAATATTTGCAGAATTTAGCGTTAAGCCTAGCGTTGATCCAGCATTTCCGTTAGTCGCTGAAACAATGTTAAACGGTATAAACGAAATAGTCTCTCCTCTTGTTGAAGAGGCAACTTCTGCTATTTGACCCGCACCAGTTTGACCAAATGCTCCATATTTTACGCTGTAAGAATTTGTTCTTGTTCGATAATGTAAATCGCTATCATATATTTCATTAGCTAATCCAGGGTTAAAAATATTATTATTAGGAGAATATAAAGTAACTCCAATATAATGATTCCATGTAGTTCCTAGATTGCTTACAACAAGGCCGTTTGTGTTATCTGCTACTATAAGCTGAGAACTTAAAAATTCATTTCGAATAGTATCAATAGAGGTATATGTTCCACTATAGTCAAAAGCGTCTGTACCAACGATTATATCAAAAATTACAGAGGAAAAAGACACACCATCAACAGAAAACGTCAATCCGACTGTTAAAGGGTTACTTCCTGGGGTTAATCCGATTAAAGTTCCGCTAATATTATGTGAGTGTGTTAGTTCAGCCATTTAATTTACCTCAAACCACAGGTCTCCACCCATCTTCATATTTTGTGTTTCATCGTCCTCTATCACGAAAATGTGGTTTTCCTGATTATCCTCT